CATACCGAGCTAGGCTACAACATCAGCCCTTCCCTGGACAAGCTCCGCAAAGCTACCATCAACTGGGTGATGCAGCCGCTAGGTATTAATACTACCGACAAATATCTGGACAAAAAATTTTGGCTGGATTCTAGCGATCGGCTAATGTATGAGGGCAAGGCTCCTCAACTTGCCGAAACTAAATCTGCTCGTATGCCCGCCTTCTTTGAGCACTCCAATGTCAACCTCCCCCAATATGCTTGAGGTTCTTGGGATGAATTCCCGAGGACTTATTCATGCATTAGAAGAATCTTTCCCACCCACCAACCCTACACCTGACGATACAATGGAAAAAATTATGTACCGATCCGGTCAACGTAGTGTCGTTGAATGGGTCATTAAATATATGGAGGAGAACTGATGGCAACACTTGATACTATTTATAGGAATCAGTTAGGTCGTGCTCCTGATGCTGGTGGACTTGCGCATTACCAAGCACAGATCGCAGGCGGTAGAAGTATTGATGATATTCGTCAAGAAATTGCAAACTCGCCTGAAGCTAAAAGCCGTGGTGTAGGTGCCTATGCTCCTACCAACCCTTATCAAAGTCAGATCGATGAGTTAACAGGTCAACTTGGTACAATTTCAGGTCAGATTGGTGGTTATACTGACACCATTGATACTTTGAGAGGGCAAATCTCTACTATGCAGACTGATTTTGCCAGCCAACTGCAAGGTATTATGGCTGCCAACACGAAAGCGTTGGAGGGCATGAGCGCTCAGTATCAACAGCAACTTACTGCGCAGCAGGAAGCACAGGAACGTGCACGTAAAGAGCGTGAGTTGGCTGCTCAAACTGCTGCTGCTAATCAGGCTCGTGCTGGTCAGCAAGCTCAGTTTCAAATTGGTTCTAGTAGTATGCCTGGTGCTTTACTGGGTGGTCTTGCTGGTTTCAAACGTAGAGGTGAGATCAAAGCTGCTACTTCTGATGCACTTTCTATCGCCGGTAACGGTAAAAAATCTCCAAACAAAATGCTTAACGTATAATGACTGCTAAACAACGTTATGACAGATTGTCTTCAAGCCGTTCCCAGTTTCTAAATGCTGCTAGACAAGCATCTGAACTGACTCTGCCGTATCTCATCCGGGAAGATGAGCACACAACTAAAGGTGCTCTTAAACTTACAACACCCTGGCAATCAACAGGAGCTAAAGGTGTGGTGACTCTTGCAAGTAAGCTGATGCTTGCTCTGCTACCGCCGCAAACTAGCTTCTTTAAGTTGCAGGTTAACGATGTAAACCTTCCTGATGAACTTGGTCCTGAGATTAGATCTGAACTTGACTTGTCGTTTGCTAAGATCGAACGCACTGTTATGGAATCCATCGCGGAGTCCGGTGACCGTGTGGTTGTTCACCAAGCACTCAAGCACCTGGTCGTAGCTGGTAATGCCCTGATCTTTATGAGTAAAGATGGATTGAAACTCTATCCTCTTTCTCGATACGTGGTAGACAGGGATGGTAACGGTAACGTTATTGAAATTGTAACGAAAGAAACAATCTCGAAAAAATTAATCAAAAAATTTTACCCGGAATATGAGGACAAGGCTCAGGATTCTGTGGTTGACGATGGACACATCCCAAATGATGAATGTGTAATTTACACCCACGTAAAGCTTGACAACAACAGATGGGTCTGGCACCAGGAGCTGGAAGGTAAGATCCTTCCTAAGTCTATGGGCAAGGCTCCGTTTGACGCTAACCCCTGGCTTGTGCTACGATTCAACCACGTTGATGGAGAAGTCTATGGACGTGGTAGGGTAGAGGAGTTCCTCGGTGACCTGAAGTCACTTGAAGCTCTGTCACAAGCCATCGTTGAAGGCAGCGCAGCAGCTGCTAAGGTAGTATTTACTGTCAGCCCGAGCAGTACCACCAAGCCCCAGACACTTGCCAAGGCAGGTAACGGTGCTATCATTCAGGGACGACCTGATGACATTGGTGTGGTGCAAGTAGGGAAGACAGCGGACTTCTCCACTGCGTATCAGATGATTGGGTCACTGACTCAACGCCTGAACGAAGCATTCCTGATCCTCAACGTGAGGGACAGTGAACGCACTACAGCGGAAGAGGTTCGGATGACGCAACTTGAACTGGAACAGCAACTCGGCGGACTATTCTCCCTGTTGACTGTTGAGTTCCTAGTTCCGTATCTTAATCGTAAGCTCAACGTCGCACAGAAAACTGGCGACATCCCACGCCTGCCGCAAGGCGGTATTGTACGCCCCACTATTGTGGCTGGTATCAATGCCCTTGGTCGTGGTCAAGATCGTGAGAGCCTTGCACAGTTCCTTACTGTCATCGCTCAAACTATGGGTCCAGATGCTATTGCACAATACATCAACCCTGATGAAGTTATCAAACGCCTGGCAGCATCGTCTGGTATTGACGTACTTAACCTTGTGAAGAGTATGCAAGAGCTGCAAGCTGAGCAAGCGCAACAGCTACAGCAGCAACAGGCAATGATGGCACAGCAGCAAGCACCACAGATGGCAGCCGTAGCACAGAAAGCTGACGCTGCTCAAATGCAAGCTGCACAACAGGCACAAGAACAACAACTACCACCCCAGTAATAAATGGCTGAAACATTTACAATGAATGAGACTCCTGCAGAACCTGAGATTCTTAACTCAGATGAAAAGGAGTCTCTTGCAATTGCTGACTCTCTTGAACAGGGTGAGCAACCACTACTCGCTGGTAAGTTTAAAGATACTGAGGCTCTTGAACAAGCTTACGTAGAACTTCAAAAGAAACTTGGTGAACCACGCGATGAAGTACAAACCACCCAAGACGAGAGCGAGCCAGCAGCGGAAGAACCAGAAGAACAAGAAAGTTCAGACGGAGAAACGCTTAGCAAAGAGCAAGCCGACCATCTGATGGAGATGGTTGGTGGTGAAAAGGCATACAAGTCCATGCTAGAATGGGCTGGTAGCAATTTCTCCAAGGACGAGATTGAGATGTACGACGGTATCATGAATGAAGGTAACCCGAGTGCCGTTTTCTTTGCTGTCCAAGCTTTGCAAGCACGCTACAACGATGGTGTAGGATCAGATGGTCAGACCTTGACTGGTCGTGGTGCAGAAAACACTGACGATTCATTCAAGAGTCAGGCTGAGCTGGTCGCAGCTATGAGCGATCCTCGCTATGATCGTGACCCGGCGTATCGGGCAGACCTGATGCGTCGTCTTGAAAACTCTGACGTATCATTCTGATGACTACTGTTACTGAAGAACGGGGTCGTCTGAACCTCTATGCAATCGAACCACCTATGACTATTATGGACGTAACTGAAACCCACAATGAAAAGGCTGAGAAGCTTAATGGTCGTCTTGCTATGCTTGGCGTCATGGCGGCTCTTGGTGCTTATGCAATCACTGGTCAAATTATCCCTGGAGTCTGGTAATGCCACAAGGTAAAGGAACATACGGTACAAAGAAAGGTCGTCCCCCTAAGAAAGGGGGCAAGAAGTAATGGCTAAACGTGGTCTTTACGCTAACATCCATGCTAAAAGGATGAGAATTAAAAAAGGTTCTGGTGAGAAGATGCGGAAACCTGGTAGCCCTGGTGCTCCCACCGCTGCTAACTTCCGCCGCTCCGCCAAAACTGCTAAAAAGAAAAACAAGTAAACCCTATTAACTAATCATGAAATCTATTATTGCTGCCGGTTTCCTCCTCGGCTGTGCTCAAGGCGCTATTGCCGGTCCCTACGCAAACATCGAAGTCAACTCTGGTTTTGTTGGCTCTGATTATGGTGGCTCTGCTACCGATGTTCACGTCGGTTACGAAGGTGCTAACTGGTATGTGCAGGGTGGTCCTGCTCTACTGGCACCTGATGGTGAAGATGGTGATGTCCAGCTGTCCGGTAAGGCAGGCGGTTCTTACAGTGTGAACGATGCACTGTCTGTCTATGGTGAAGTCTCCTTTATCACTGGCGACGATGACAATGGTTACGGCACCAAAATTGGTGCTAAGTATAACTTCTAATTAAATATGTGGTGGGTGGGTCGGCAATTTACTTAACTGAACTATGGTTGCAACTATTGCAAGGCAGCAGACATCCTCTTGGGATGACTTCTGCGCGTGGGTAACGTCCACTAACAACCGTTTATACGTTGGCTGGTTTGGCATCTTGATGATTCCGTGCCTTCTCGCCGCTACTATTTGTTTTATTACGGCGTTCGTTGCAGCGCCACCTGTTGACATTGATGGAATCCGTGAACCAGTTTCAGGCTCCCTTATGTATGGAAACAACATCATATCGGGAGCCGTCGTTCCGAGCAGCAATGCCATCGGACTACACTTCTACCCAATTTGG